CGCACCGGAGGATTGAGATGTGACTATTCAAGAGATTTTAGCCGGCGGGGGCGGTCTGCTCCTGATCCTTATGACCCTGGTGCAAATCGCCCCCGTCAAAATCAACCCCTGGTCAGCACTCGCCAAAGCCATTGGCAAGGCGATCAATGCCGACATTTCAAAGCGCCTCGACGAGATCGAGAAAAAGCTGGACTCACATATCAAAACGGATGATCAAGGCCGGGCCGATGACTGGCGAGCGGAGATACTCCGCTTTAACAATGAGCTGCTTCGTCCGATCCGTCATACGAAGGAAGAATTCGTAGAGGTACTTGGGTATATCGACAAGTACGAGCATTATTGCGAAAAGAACCCTGAGTATCCAAACAGCCGCGCGGAAATTGCCATTGAGAACATTCGAGAGGTGTATAAGGTCCGGCTGAAGAAACGAGACTTCCTTCAGGACGAGGATAAGAAGGAGGTGGCGGCGCTGTGAGCAGGTGGGGCATCGGCCTTTCCGAGAAAATGAAAGCCTGCAAAGAAGCGGAACCGTTCACTGATATTTTGGAGGGGGATGGGGGTGTTCCTGAAAAGGACCCCCCGTCTTCTTCCAAAGCAGGGTTCAAGGTCACCACGATGAAGATTATCGTGTGGGTCTGCATTCTCAACGGACTTGCATGGGTATGGTGCAGCTATATCCTTGCATTGCTCGGACGGGAGCAGATCGCAGAGGCCTTGTCGCAGGTCGCGCTCAAGGAGATCATCGGCGTGGTGCTGATCTACGGTCTCAAGGCGCTGTTTGAAAACCTGAGCAAGAACAACTCGTGGCCTGACAAGGGAAACTCTACTCCGCCCGAAGACGGGGCGGGATAACAGGAGGAAAAGAATATGGAGAGTGTACTGAACTGGTCTGTCATCATCAGCATCATTGGCGTGCTGGTGGTGCTGACGAACATTGTGGTGCAGGTGCTCAAGAAAGTAACCTGGGACAAGCTGCCGACGAATGCTCTGGCGATGATCGTTTCGCTGGTGCTGACGCTCGGCGCTTTCTTTGCATATTGTTCCATCAAGGAGATCGCTGTTGTGTGGTATATGGTGTTTGCCGCGGTGGTCCTCGCGTTCATGGTGGCTTATGCGGCAATGTTCGGATTTGACAAGCTGAAAGAGGCGCTGAGCCAGATCCACAAGTAGTGATTAGAGGTCGAAAAAGGTGTAGGAGAGCCGGTTATTTCTTGACTACTCCTACACCTATGGCCTAAAAGTGGCGTGGGGACTGGATTGGATGCTTCTATAATAGACTTTACTACTACCTGATGCCTGAGTATAGTGAGAATATAAACCAGCGCAACTGTATCTGTTGAGTGATTTTCCTGCGGGCAGATAAGAAGCAGCATCAAGAACAACACCAAAAACACTACAGATAGTAACTACCAAAGGCTCTTTTACAACTTTTCCTAAATACCCAACAATCAAACTTGCGACCGTAATAGAGGTAGACCACGAGACGTTTTGGACGGAACGGATATCAAAGGTGAGTTGCTCATAAACGGTGAAAGTTACGCCTTGATAAGACTCGCGATGTCGTTCTTTGGAGGGATAGATGTCGGTTCCTAATAAGTTAACTAGTTGGTCACGCAAATCCCCGTTGGCAGAAGCGCACATATCTATACTAGAATCAGGGGCATCATACACAGTCGTGGTGAAAAGAACGAGATTAGAATCCTCTAAGTGATTTTCTGCATATGTAATGATAGCGGTCCAAAAGCTGTCATTATAAGAGAACTCGTCGTCGGGATAGTCGCTGATTGCCCAATGATAGACCTCATCACGAGCGGGAGAATAGCTGATGGAAATATCTATTAGATGTAGATCGTCGTTGGTTAAAATTGCAACTATTTTATCGTCGCTCTCTGCGGAAAAGAGTTTACCATTATCAATATCCATTATAAAGGGGGTGTCCAATTCTTCACTTGACATTCTTTCAGAAGCAAATGCGGGAATGCATAAGCTCATAACCATTGCGCAGAAGAGAATGAGAGATAAAAATTTGTTTAATGCTTTCATTTTAGCTTCCTTTCTGCGTAGTAATAATTATTAGACCGTGTTATGGCATAAATCGTGTGTAATTTATGATCTGCTATCAAATCCCTCCCATCTTTCAGTTTTGCTTGATTTATGCCTTTCGTAGATATAAGACGGTAGAAATTTAAAACTGCAACACGAACCGATATACGAAACAAAAACAATATTCAGTAGTTATTACATCTTTTTTGAATATAGCGTCAAAGGAAGAAGTGTATTTTGCATTTTACTAATCTGAACTCTACGCGAAGTTGCATTTTGAGATATGTTTGGAGTAATTGCGCTTGATTACACAGAAAATTTGCTGTTGCAGATTGGGGAAATAGATGTCTTCTAATTATAGAAGGAGGCGTACAGACAAATTTTGTCTTTTTTACCCATAATTATAAAGAGGCAATCATCTATGGCGTTATAGCTATCTGCCTGCGAGAGTTTTATGCTAAGCCATATTCAATTTTGGAAGAGGAGCAGGATGCTCAGTTTGTCAAGTTTAAGAAGGTTTTTCGGACGATAGGATTTATTGTTGTTATTCTTCCGTCGTCTTTGGGCATCATGCTTGGCGATAGTGTATCATTTAGGTATGGCTCCCCGCTCATGGTTCTCTGCTCGTTATACGTAATTGATGAAGTTTTAGCACTTATCCTTTTCTACAAAACCAAGATGGCCGCCGAGGACGAGAATGAGATTGATAGATAGTAGCTCTATTATACGGGTGATAAGACGGAACCTGAGCAATCTACGACTTGAAAAATATAAGGAAAGGCTTATCAAGAAACCGCGCTACCTAATAGTTTCTTGACAGATAAAGCTATATTGTTTTCGGATTAGATATTCTTGAAAGAAGAATACTTTGTTGCAAAATGTCAAGGAAATTGTCTTTATATTATGAAAGTAGCGAAGTTGTGATTTTATGAAGTGAAGGTGAGACCGATGAGTTACAATTAAATCTCCGCTGCATAGAAACATTGAATTGCTATAAAACCGGCTATTATGGTTAAAGACCATTTGTCCCTAACAAAAACCGATATATCAATCATGAATATCTGAAAGGGAGAATATAATGAAAAAGCGTTTTTTGAGTATGTGCTTGTTTGTAGTCATGTGTCTGACAATAACTCAGGTGGCATTATGAACACAATTCTTCAACTACATTCCAAAGTGGTAACTTCGGTTATCCTTATAACATCAATTGTAGGACTCCTGATATCAATCTATGATCCATTACCAGAATACTACGGAACGGCAGTCTCGGTTGCTATTTGGGTATTCTCCTTGTGGGTGCTAAAGAAAATTCGCAACTTTTATATCGCTGGCAAGGAAACAACGCCAATTGAAAAGAAATTCGATTTTGTCGCTTTCTTCGTGTGCTTTCCGGTTGTTACTTACCTTGCACCCCAAATTAGCAGTTATCAGATCGATGGAGTTACTTCAGGGTGTTTTGGCATTCAGTTGGTTTGGTGCCTCAAATTGCTCTATATTCAATTCCATGATCCTGAAGGCAATACACCTGAGTAATGTTAAATGTTTGTAGGAGTCACTGATGTGATAGAGCAATGATGCACGAACTTGATGGCATATAAAATCGCCCTGTCAGCGTAAATACTGGCAGGGCGATTGTCATTACTGCGGCGTTATTAGCATTCCATAAAAGTTTTGAGAGGAGCACTTTCCAAGCTCGAATTTTGCCAATTCCAATCAGAAAAGGCATGTTGGAATATCAATAAGAAATTATGTATGGCTTTTTTTAGAAAGTGTCAGAGCGGCTCGCCTTGCGCGGGTCAGCGCCATACGCGCGCTTTCCGGCTTTACATTGAGATCGCTGGCAATTTCAGCATAGCTCTTTTCTAAAATATATCGGCTACTGAGCAAAAACTTAGTCTTATCGTCGAGCTCATCCCAAATTTTTGCGAAAGAGTTGATTTCCTCGGATTTTAACAGGATGACTTCGGGGTCGGAGTCATGATCGTCATCAACATTGCTATTATCAAATTCGTCGGCAAGAATCTCTTTTCGTCGGCTGATATTTCGAATATAAGTCAGAGCTGCATTTCTTGCGGATGTTGCAATGTAGGAGGTAAGCACTTTGGCTGGCATAGGACGCAGTGTATCAATGTTATTAATAAGCTGAACGATGACGGTCTGAAAAATGTCATCCTTAGACCAGGGATCGTTTAGTATTGAACCGATTTCGTGATATATGAGCCGTTGATAGGAGAAAAAAATGTTCTCCATAAAATCTCGATCACTTTCGTTTTCGATTGCTAGGATACTTGCTGGGATTGGAATCATTTGCTGTCACCTGTTTTGCTATATGTGTCGATCATTTGCCGGACTTCCATGTCAGAGATGATTAAGCTGAGCGGAGCTTGACGATTAGCTGGTAATTTAGCAAATGATGCCATCACATCACCGAGAGTCTTTTCATTGGTGATGGCTTGCTGCAATAACTCAACAGGGAGATTAGACGAGGTGCGACCGAGCAGGTAGTCGGTTGTGACATGAAAGTAGTTTGCAAGAGCAATGACCTTATCAACATCCGGGAGGTGCACACCGTTTTCATAGTTTGAAATTGTTCCAGAGGAAACACAGAGAATATCACCAAGTTCCTTTTGAGTTAGCCCCTTATCTTGCCGCAATTCGGCAATGAGTTCTCCCAAATGAGCCATATAAGCCACTCCTCTAAGAAATTGCACTTGATGTTTGAATTATATATTTTCTGATTTCTTATCGGCTTATATTTTAGGAAAAGAATTGAAATTGTAATATTTACGTGTTATAAATTAGATTTACCATAGTTTTTGAAACGAAAAGTTAAATGGGGGAGCAGCGCGGGGCTGAGTGCCTGTTGCGACTATTGATAGATATTGTCTTATCAATAATAGAGAGAACGGTTGAGGCTCAAAGGAGCAAATAGGGGTGAGTCGCACGATGAATCACAGCTTGAGTGATAGGGCAGCACCAACGAGTCAGGAGTTTATCACACAGATATACAAGAAGTATGATCGACTGATGCTTTTCACAGCAAAGAAGTACCTGATGGATTTACAGGAATGTGAGGATGCTGTTCAAGAGAGCTTATTGAAACTTATGAGTCGGATCGAACTGCTTCGCACGTTAGAAGAACCAGTATTGACCAGCTATGTTGTAACTACTGTACGCAATACGGCCATCAATATACTGCGGCGGCAGAAGAGAGATGCCCAGAATATAACATCATTTACAGAATCGGTCGAAGAGAGTATCATAGAGCCTGATTCTATAATTGATATTATTATGGATCGAGAAGCCAAGAGAAGTTTGTGCGAGGCGATTGATGAGTTGGAACCGAATGAAAGGTTACTGCTAGAGGGGAAGTATTTTCTTGGATATGATGACAGGCAGTTGTCGGAGCTGCTATCTTGTGCGCCGGGGAGTATTCGGATGAAATTAACTCGAGTCAGAAGAAAGGTATTATGTTCGATGCAAGAGAAAGGGGATGTTTAGAATGACCCATCATGAAAAGCTGGTAGAACGATACGAAGATGCTTTATTCGCATTGATGATGGAAGATGTAGCTGAGACGGAAGGCGAAAAGCTGCAGGAGCTTAATGAACAGCTTAAATGTGATCCGGCGGCAGAAATACCTGAAGAGCTGGATGAGCGCTGTATTCGCACAATTAGGACTGAATTCGGAAAGAAAAACTTTAAATCTGCGAGGCGTGGAGCGGTGCGCGTTTTTAGAGTGATCTCGGCAGCTACTTTGATTATGATGCTGCTATTTACCACGGCGTTTGCAGCATCTCCGTCATTCCGCACGCAGACGCTAACTGCTCTTGTGGAAATGTTTGATGACCATAGTGAGATCCGCTTTAGCGGTACTACTAATGGTGCAGAAACCCACAAGATGAGTATTTTGTGGATGCCAGATGGTTACCAAATAGGGCTTGAAGAGTTTGATGAGAGCAGAATGATTATTAGGGCAGATGGAGAAAACGGCGAAAACCTTGATGTTGCGGCTACGGCCATATCTAAGAATCGTTCATACAGCTTTGATACCGAGGGGGCAATTGAAGAATCAGCAATGGTTCAGAATAATGAGGCTGGCGTTTATCAAATGAAAACCGAGAAAGGTGATAAGATAACCGTGCTTTGGACAGATATGGAAAAAGGCTGGATCGTTAGAGTTACAGGATATAACATTTCAAAAGAAGATATGCTTCGCATTTCGGAGAGTGTCGAGATCCGATAGAAAGGAAGAGAAATTTCTCTCTTCCTTTTTATTTTTTATGTTGCACTTGCTGTATGGCGGCATCTATTGTTCCGGGCGCTGCAAAAATAGACAAAATTTGGAGGTCAAAATGAGATTTAGAAGATTAGTGACTATTATGTTGACGCTGAGTGTGGTAGCGTCGTTAATGGCCTTGCCTGTGGCTGCGATTGACTATTCGGATGTGGTTGCTCCGCTATACATTGGATTGGAAGATGTCACCGCTGATCTTGCTATTAGCAGTAATGGCTACGCAAGTTGTGAGGGATCAGCTTCGGTCAGGGATAATTACACCGTAACAGTTGTGGTTGAGTTGCAACAAAAAAATGGAACTTGGAAGACCATTAAGACGTGGACTGAGCAAGGCGGCGTGGATGCGTTCGTGAAAGGATCATATCGCGTGGCGAGTAAGTATAACTATCGTGTAGCCGCTACTGCGAAAGTTTACAATTCAAGAGGCGGCCTTGTTGACAGTAAGACCTCGTATTCTGGCGAAGTTTATTATTAATAAGTTTCTATAAACAGGTAACTTTATAGCAGTCCTAAAGTATAAAATGCTGCGCTCAATTTAATTAGCAAAAAGACCTTGGGGTAACCAAGGCCTTTTTGCTAATTGGAATCTTTTAGGTATGAGGACTGTATCGTTTTGCCTTGCGAAAAATCCTATAGGCGCTCTTTCCAACGGCTAATTTTGCTGTTGGAAATTTTTTTGAAAATTTTGTCCTAGCTTTGCCAAAACCGCACCTTCCATTCGGGATAGAAGCGAAAGGGGAAGAAAGCCGACCTCTCGGTGCATGAGAGGAGGTGAACAACTCTTGGAGCTGACACCATCCCAA